TATTACCTTTACTAATTGAATCGTTTAGCTTATTTACTTCACTTTCTACAGATTTAATTTCTTTGTTTAAATCTTCAAAATGGTCTGATGTAACATTTACATTATCCTTAACCTCAATCTCTATAACTTTCTTAGTTGCCATTCTTATAAGCTTTACTTAATAACTTTCTTTTTTCTCTCTTGTACGTCTTCTTAATAGAATAGTCTAACTCATTGCGACCTTTGGCAATGTCGATTAGTTCCGATTGTCCGTAGAAATCAGAAACTTTTAATAGTTGTAAAATGTTTAGTATCATTCGTAAAATACGTTATAAGGTTGTGTATATTCGCTTCCATCCTCATAGAATAGCGTGAAATCAATTGTAAAATAGTTTCCTGTGACTTCATTTGAAACTATGTTTAATTCGTTATCTGTGATTAATTCATTTCCTGAACTGTCAATCAAATAAGTTGTTTCTTGAATTGGTGGGTATGTGATAGTAACCAACTGACTTCCTCCACTTACTATTTGAGAATATTCCGTTAGTAATAATAAATCGTTTTCTGTTTCGTATCCGATTCCATCTTCTGTATCCAATGATATTTCAAAGTTCATTTGTGCGCTACCTCCATCAGGCGCAGGCATAATAAAAGACATTTGACCACCACTTTGTAAAGCATTTGGTAACGTTGCATTGATAAGCTGTCTAAAATCATGCAACAGATTCAACTCAACTTCACTCGTGGTTAAGTTTTGTTTAATGTCGTTTATTATGTATCTTTTATCTCGTATAATTAAACGATCATAAAGTTTTATTTTAGTAAGTAGCGACAAAGGAAAAGTAGTCGTAACGTTTGTAAGTCTGTTTTTTGGATTCGTTAGCCCAAAGAAATAAGATGCGTAATATTGTGAAAAAAGATTGTTGTACAATGTAGTGTTATCCTTAACGCTTAATTCATTTGAAAAATGTATTGAATACCTTGTACCGTTTATTGTTGTTTCTTGAATGAATGGTCTATACGTTAATGTAGGTACATTTATTGACCCATCAGTTAAAAACAATGTTTTAAACAATGTATCATCAACATATAACAACAAAGGAGCTTGTATAGATGGTTGTAAGGCTTTATCTAACGCATAACCTATATACATATTAGTTGCTATCTTTTCAGTTAGAATATCGCCAAATTTACTCTCGATTGTAAACTCACCTTCTTCAAGGTTGTTATCAATATTTAGATAGTCTCCATATTCTCGAATCCCTTTTGTATTATTGTAATATTCCTCATTCAGTAAATTGTTTGTTTTTTCGTGTTTAAAAATTGTCTTTTTACTTAATGGTATTCTTGAAATTGTAATGTCATCTATGTCTACATATGGAGTTATATCGTAAATTTTACCAACTGAATAAAAATCATCTAAAGGTATTAACTCGAATTCAGTTTCAGATTTAGGAAGTACTGTAAGATTAAATGTTTTAATTATAGATGTAACAAAATCTTCAACACTCATATCAGGAGCGTAATCAGATAAATCATATTTATTAGACCAAATATAAGTTGTACTTTCTGCACCTAATTTAATATACTTAACACCACCTACTAAAAATCCACCATTAAATTGACTGACATAAGGTTTAACAACTTGTATTTTCATTTTGCCTGTTAAACTATTTTCAGTTCTAAATTTAAAAGTATATATCGCTTGTTTGCTTTTATAAGCTTGTTCATTCAGAATTATGATGTCAGTATTTGTAACTCCCTCAATAGTTCTTTCATAAGTACCATTAGCATATAAATCAATAAATACTTTTTCATTCAAAGATGAAGATTCTAATTTTCCTTTAATAGTTGTTAGTACTCCTTGATTAATCCAATATGTAGTTACCTTATTATTATTTAACAATTCATTATAAGCAGTTGTACTTTCACCGTTATAAGGGTCTGAATAATTGTTTACAGTTAATGAATCAAATGCTATTGCTTGAGTTCTTTTTTCTTTTGTAAGTGAGTTTTGATAATATAGAAATGCTTTTGTAAATCTTTTATCATTTAAGAATGCACCTGTAAAAGTTACACCACATTTATCTTGTATAAATTCAAGAATCTTTTTTACACGTAAAGCAGGATTTAAATAATTAACATTAATAGCTCCTCCAGTTGTACTAATATCATTTGTTCCACCTGAACCATAATTCCAATTTTCATCTTTTTGAGTAGATATTAATGGAAATGCAATATCATTATCTGTAAATGTATCAATGTAAGATGAAACCGTACCGACATCATTTGAAACACTTATAGACGAGTAATCCAAATCCACCAACTTAAACTTTTCAAACTTATCCTTTAATGATATAACAAGACCGTAAAATGTAATCGTATAACTTTCTACTTTATCGTTGACAATATTCGCTTTCTCGATAGCTATTTTTCCACTTTTAAATGGACTTAAATCTATTTCAATGTATGCGTTTCTTCGATAGTTTGGATTTATTGAAGTGTCAATAGCATTCTCATAATAATGCTTAAATATTCGATTATTTTCTGCACTCGCAGGAATGGTAAATGTTTGTGAGAAATCAGTAAAAACCTTTGAAATATCTTGTACATTCTGTATCGAACTATTAATGATAATTTCCTCATCTTGGAATAGCTCGATTTTGTCATATACTCCTGGAGTTTCATTCTCAATCCAAATATCAACTTGCCTCATTTTACATTCTGTATTAAATCGTAAGCCACTTCAAACTCCATTTGATAACTAAATTGTTTATTGTTCAAATGTTTAAACAATTCTGTTTTATCTGTTTTCAAAATCGCAGGTTTACCATCTATTAAAACTCGTTCACTTAACATCAACTCTTCTATTTGAAAGTTACTATCCTCTTCCATCCATCCAGTGTTTAATGTAAAAGTTTTACGTCCTGTCTTATTAAAAGTTTTAGATACACCATATATAGGATCATAATTCCATGAAGATTGCTTCAGGTTGTACTGCTTAGAAGTTGTAGAAATGTTTTCGTTTGATGATTTGAAGAACCAAAGGAAATTCCACATCCCAAACTTATCAATATAATCTACTTTAACAGGTGTATATTTGCATTCGATAATAGGTTTAAATGTAAATGTTCTTAATACAGTAGACCCATTTTTTAAAGTTAAAGTATTACCTACATAATAATATGCGCTTAAAACTTTTGGTATCAATCTAAATTGTGAAGGGTTTAAACTATTTGTACTTGTATCAACAGTGGTTACAGTACCATCAGATAAATCAACATATTCCGCACTTGTAACGGGTGATGTACCAAAAACTTTAAATAAACCAATCTGTCCTATTCTTTCAGCTGTTAAGCTGTTTGGGTTGTAGTAGTAAGTACCTTCTTTTGCGTATATACCTGCTATTGCGTTGTCATGGTTAGCACCATCTTCAAATGAAGTATATCCATTTGTTGCTATTATATAAAATTGTTCTACCTCAACTAAACCGCTTCCTGTATTCGCATAAGTAATAACAAGACCATAAGCATATTCATTCGTATTTAAACTGTCTATATTTGCACTTAATGTTTGAGGAATAGAATGATTTATAAACTCCTTAAAATAAGGTGATATATCAAATGTAATTTCTGTTAAATTACTGCTCGGTATAGGCTTAGTTAAAGTATATTGAGGTGATGCAGGTAGCGTTCCGATTGTGTTTGAAATAAATATCTCAATCTTTGCCTCTGTTTGTAAAGTTTCATTTATTGAAACTATATAAGGAGACCTTGTAAATATTTTATAAAAAGAACTCATTTTAATTGTTGTTTTAGTAATTCATCAATAACTAAACCATATCTATCAACTATATCATTTGGTAATCTTTCAAATGCATTGTTAAATGGCTTTGTAAAGAAATAACTTGGTTTTAACCCTTTGTTGTATATAGCACGTGTAATTAATCGAGCTGTTTGGTCGTAGCTTAAAAATCTTCCTTTAGCTCCTTCTTCTTTTGATTTAAATTGTATTCTCTTTGCTTTTACCCATGCTTTAATTCCTTGCGTTAAACCTCCTTCGGGCCCTGTACCCGTTCCGAACTTATAAGGTGAATTTGGAGCGCGGTTACTTGAAGTTTTACCTTTTACCCCTTGGTCTTGGTAGCTTCCGTGGTCTTCCATTTCAAAATACAAACCAATAGACGAAGCTTTTTTGCTTGCGAATGTTTCACCCTTGATTGAGTTATAAAGCTTCTTAGAAACGTTTTTTCCACCTCTCGTTAAGTTAGCTCGTGATTGGCTTAATACATATTTTTTAAAGCGTTCTAATTCTTGTATTATTTCATCTTTTAGCATATTGTACCATTATTGTAAAGAGCAACGTCTAAAGTCAAAGTACACCCTGCAACCTTATCTACAAACCTATCTGAAAAATATTCAATATTTGCGCTTTCATCAACTAACTGCATTCCATTATTGTGAAATGCACCACGTCTAAATAGTTCGTAGATTCTAATTGCTTGTTCGTTCATTTGGTTTATTATATCGTCCTCGTTATCGTGTGAGTAATACACGTGTGAACTTTGTTTTTTGTTGTGGTCTAATATATCCATCAATATAAACGAAACGTTGTAAACAATTGTACTGCCCTCTATTCGTGAATTATTAATTGATATGTGGCAAATTGGATAAAGTGATACCTTTTGCAAGTCAACTTGATCAATACCTCCTTTTGTTATCGTGTTGATAAATGGTTCTTGGTCTAAAATAGTTTTTAGTTTATCTATGAGCGTGTAATATCCTGTCATTTTCTTGCTGTATTATTTTATTTAAATCGTGTTTATATGTCAATAGTGTAAGGCACTTGTGTAGTCCTTGCCTTGTAACTTCGTCAAACTTTGTAATGTCTCCGTTAGATAAGTCATAGATTGAGTGATACCATCCCCATTGTTTGCTAAATTGTCCCTTTGCTGTATAGTCTGGAGTTCCCTCGTCTGTGCTTCCAAATAGTTTGGGATAGCTTTCAACAATTCGAGTCCTAAAGTCCAAAAAAAAACCTGTGCTGATAATGCAATATTTAAAGGCGTATATTTTAAAACCTCTGTAAAGTCTTTTCCTCTGTCCTTTGATTCGATAGTATACAAATCTTTTTTACGTTCTTTAATCGGTCTATAAAGTATAGATAAAGCTTTGTGTAACTTATTTACGTCTGTGATGTTTGCTTCTATATCAACGTACTCCTCAAAACTTATTTCCTCCAAGTTAGGAATGAAACCAAACTCTATACCCTCTATTGTAAATCTTTGAACGAATGCTCTTGACTCTTCAAATATCTTCTTAAAGTGTGCCATCAACTCATTTATAGTTGTGGCTTTCATGCTTACAATATTTGCTAAAGATACATTACAAAATATTTCAATCATCTTTTGAGTGATGAAAGTAGCGTCTTCATTTGTTGTTGCTATCGTGTTGTACTTCTGATATTGTTTAAGTGTAATTTCACTCAAATTATCAGGAACATTCAATTCTATCTTCATAATTAAATAACCTATTTAGTTGTTAACGTATACCAATTGAATAATTACCTTTTGGTTGTAATTCAAAATAATACCTCATCATTATACTGTCCCATTCATCGGGTGATCTTCCAATCATTTCCTTTATTGTTTCTTTTGGAATAATTGTTAGTTTACCATCTTTATCAATGTCCTTTAATTTTATTTGCTCCATTTCTTCTGTAACAATATCAACTATTGTTTTGTCATTACATAGCTCTCCCATTTCTGCTGAACTAATTTTTTTAGCTGTAAGTATAGAACATTGACTTTTTAGATTGGAATAGTTTTCTCCCTTTATTGCTTGTGAATTATTAACAAATCCTCTACACTTTAAGAAGTCGACAACACCACCACCAACACCATCCTCATCCGCAACAATATTAGTCAATGGTATACTATGTTTAATTTGAAAATCTCTCGCTTTCTGAACAACTACATCCAAACCACTTTTATCTATTCTATACGATTCTATACACAACCAACCGTGCCAAATACGAAATACTGTTTTATCCTTTCCTTTACGTGCAATATCAATAGTCATATACTTTTGACCTTCACCTTTTAAGTGAGTAGGTGTAAAATAATTTACAATTGAATCCTGGCTTATCAATGTACTTGGGTCGTCATCATATTCCCAATTACCATAGTACAACCTTTCTTTACTATTTTTATCTAATTGCAATAATGATTGTAAATAAGATGGATGTAAATAAGGATTGTCTTTTGGTAAAGCTTGGATGAATCTTCTATAAGGTAATAAGGTATTATTTTTAAATGGTGAGTAAAACTCTTTGTACACCCAATTTTTAGCAGGGTTACAAGTACCTAACATTTTTGGTATTAAATTAAATTGCGTTAATTTATATCTTATCCTTGATTTAACGACTTGCCAAGCTTTATAGGATAATTGGTTACACTCATCTATAAAAGCCCCTGTAATCTCCAAAGAACCTAAACTATCAAAATGTGGGTCTGAAGGATAAAGGAATAAATCTTTTAGTATTATTTCGCTACCATTTTTAAAATAGATAACATTTGATTGAGCATTATAATTAAACTCATCGCTTATATTTAATTCACTTGCTAACTCAAAGAAAGTGTTTAGTGTTGTTTCTTTTAATGTCTTAAGTTTAGAACGTCCCATTAACCATCGTGAACCTTCATACGTTTGACACATTGATATTAACCATAAACAACCATAAGCAGATTTACCTCCTCCTGCTGCACCTCCATAAAGAACCTCATTTGTTTCTTTATCGTTTAGGTAATAAGTTGCATACTCTTGTTTGATTAATAATTCCACTACTCAGGTTTTATTCCACTTCCTAAATGTATAATGTTTTGTATCTTTTCTCCCATTGTAGTGATGTCTGTTTGTTGCTTAGGCTTTCCGTACATATATTCAAAAAACATTTTAATAGCCCAATCTTTTCCGCTATCAATTGCCTCTGCTAATTTCATATGTGCTGACTCTTCTAATGGTGAAAGTTTTTCTATAAGGTTTTGTTCTTCTGCCTTTGACCTCCTTCCTCCGTTTGAATGTCCTCCGTTGTATTTTCTTTTATCCATAAATTGAAAAAATTTGAGTTCAATTCAATACTACATGATACCAATACATTGTTAATAGTAACCAAGTTAGTATTAAAAATATTATTATTGCTATGTAGTTCATTAGTTTAAAAAATATATTATTTCTATTCCACCGAAGTAGAATTCGTTTTCTATATAAATGTAGTTGTACAATTCTTTAATACTCATTGTATAGCCTCATTAATTGGTGTAATCTATCCGCTAAACAAGAACCGCATGTTGTATATTCAACCTTTGTTTTCATTACACGTGCATATATCTTGTTAATTGCGTTTTGTTCAACAGGTGAAATAGTAACAGGCTTTCTTTCTTTATAAGCGCTTAGAATCTCTAATTCGTTTTCATTAAAGCACTCAGGTTTCTTATAAGGGAATAGTTTGTTTAGTGCTTCTTTTCGTTTATCACATCCACAATCTAAACCAGTAATTTCTGAAACCTTTTCTACAACGGATTTAATTCCTGTTGCTTCGGTGAACTTTTCAATACTATCTCCGAGTCCTTTTGATTTTCTTCTTGCCATAATTTATGTTGTATTTGTTCTCTGCAATGTTTTAAAGTTGCAAAGATAGTTTTTAATGATATGTTAGTGTCTCGTGCTATGTCACGCATAGATAAATCAGTAGTTGTGTAAAGTTGCCAAAGCATTAGATCAAACCAATGGAAGTCTTTTTTTGTTTCTTCTTCGGTATTGTATACTTTTTCCCATTTTCGTTTTAGCTCCATGTGATCTTCTTGAACTAAATCTCTGATTAAATCAATGTTTATGTGTTCTTTGTTTAACCTATGATAGTCAAAGTATAGGTTTCGTAGTATCACCCAACAGTAAACTTTATTAGGTTGGTTGTTTTCTATTACTTTAACTACTTTGTTGTTGTATACTTTCATGTAGAAATCTTGAACAATATCATCGTAATGTTCTGAATGACCAAAGGAACGAACTATACGTTTCCAATCTTCATCGTGTCTTGCTAAAATTTCTAAGTGTGCGTTCACGTGTTAAATATAATAAAAAAATCCCCACACCAATACGATGTGAGGATAAAACCATTTAAAAGCAATACAAATATACTAACTATGATCCACAACTAAGACAAATATCACCATCTTCTTCGTCAATTTCTTCAATTGTCTTATTAGTTTCAAGTGATAATTGTTTTTTAAGCTCGTAGATTTGTGCTTGAGTTT